CCCCCCCCCCTTGCCTATGTTGAAATGCTGCGACGACGAGCTCGCGCGGCGGGGTTGCTGTGCGGCTGAACTGGGCCGGGTCGATATAGCTACGCTCTGCGATGCGCGAGCCCGGCACGTGGCCCAAGTGGGCCGTGGCGGCCCCGGGCCTCTGGATCTCCACATCGGTAGCCGAGGCCCTCCTCAACCACTTCCAAGTACCTGGCCGGATGCCTGCTCGCGTCACCAATCTTTTGAACTGGTCATCGAACGTCTCGTGCGATGAGAGCCAGGGCGTTGCCAGTGCCCGCGGGGCCACCTCGAGCGAGACCCGGAGGGCCTCGGCTGTCGAGGGGGACAGTTGGCACAGGACGGGCCGGCCCGTCTTGGACTGCACCAGGCCGACGGCCCCGTCCGGCCGGATGTCGACCACCGGCAGCCGCCACTGATCGCCTTGGCGGAGGCCCGTGTCCCACGCCAGCCGGATGGCGAGGTCAAACCACGACGACCGGCGGAGCCCGGTCCTGTGCCATCGCTGGAGGCCCTGGCAGGCCGCCAGGAGGGCGGACACATCCTCAATCGTCCAGCAGGTCGGAGCCTTGTACGGGCAGCGCACGGACCGCACGCGGCGTGTGGGCGGCTCGCATAGGCCCTCGTCGGCTGCGGCCCGCCACAGGGCCAGCAGGCCGACCTTCTTGGAGCGGACGGTCTCTGGCACGACACCGGAGGCGGCGTAGTCACGCAGCCACGCCGACACGCTGGCCTCGTCGAGCTCGACGAGCTGCACGGGGCCGCCGGCCCACTGCTCAAACAGCCGGGCGGTGATTTCGTACTGGCGGACAGTCTCCGGCCGCACGTCGCGGAGGAGGTTGTATTGGGCGGCATACGCCGAAAGCGTGGCCGGCCCGGATCGGGAGTACATCGGAGGCACTTCATGGTGTGCCAGAGGGACCGCCGCCTGCGGCCCCGCTGACGCCCGCCACGCCCCCTCGTGGGGCGGAAAGGTGGGGCCATCCTCCTGACGGCGGGCGGACTGTCAAACACCCCGCAAAGCCAGCCTAGAACCAACCCGCCAAACGGTGGGCCTACGGTTCCAGTAGGTGCTTTCGACAGTTCCGGTAGGGCATCGGTCTACGGAACCGAAGGTTGCTGGTTCGAGCCCAGCGGGGTGTAGTTCGCCTGCCCAACCGTATTGGTGTGGAAGGCGGAAAGGCAACTTGTGTTGATCAGTGGAACGGCTTCCCTAGAATCTGGGGCCATGAAGATGCCAGTAAGACTGCCGGCCAAAAAACTCTGCTCGACTACCGAGGCAGCAGACCTGTACGGATGCTCGGGAACGCACATCCGAGGAATGGCCGTTCGCGGCGAGATCTGGTCCCAGCAGATCACGAAGCGGGCTTGGCTCTACGACGTTGAAGAGATCCAGCAGCTTGCGAAAGAACGCGAGAAGCTGAGGGCGGCCGGCAAGCTGTGCGGGCGACGCCCCGGCCATCGGCAATCGGCCTAAATTTCACGGGCGAGAAATCCGATCTTTTCCTGTGTTGACAAATTTGAGATCGGACAACTATCATCCCCGCCGCGTCAGGAGGACGCCTGTGAGATACGGAAACACTGATGGCCTGATACGAGCACTGACGCTCATCAGCATCGGCCAGCAGCTTGGAACGGATTCCGAGCTGGCACGCACGGTTCACCACCTTCTCAATCTGCTGCTGGCAAATTTGAGATAGGACAACAAGGAGACAGGCATGGACGCCCATCACGCTGAATACATCGCCGCAGCTTGCGGCCTCCACGAGCAGACGCCGACCAGCCGGGCTCTCGACTGCCACGCCATTGGCGACCACCTCTCGTTCCGGCTGCACGGCTGGTCGGAGAGTTCTTACGACGACGGCCGGGTGACGGACCACCACAACGGCAAGCTCTTGATTGAGACGGCCACCGACATCGTCGAGGTCGACCCGCGGCCGTGGCCAGTGGGCAACGTGCTGCCCTTCTGACTCACAGGACCGCCCGCGGCAGGACGCTGCGGCGCGGAAGGATCGCCGGCGGAGCCGGCACAGCAAGGACGCATTCATCACCCCCCGCCGAGCAGGACGCAGAGCGGGCATATCACAGAAGCGACGGAAACCGAAGGTTTTCAAATACGAAAGGTCATGCAGATGAGTTTCAAGAAGGCAACGAAGGCGCAGGCAAAACTAAACGCGTCGATCTTTGGACCCAGCGGGGCCGGCAAGACGTTTACTTCCCTCCGCGTGGCAACGGGGCTGGCCGGCGGGAAGCCGATCGCCGTGATTGACACCGAGCGAGGCTCGGCCAGCAAGTACGCCGACCGCTTCACGTTCGACGTGCTGGAGCTCGAGGACCAGTCGATCGACGGCTACGTGGCTGCGATCGGCGAGGCCGGCAAGGCTGGGTATGCGGTGCTGATCATCGACAGCCTGTCGCACGGCTGGCAGTCGCTCCTTGAGGAGGTCGAGAAGCTGGCGAAGGCGAAGTACCGCGGCAACACGTGGTCCGCCTGGTCGGAGGGCACGCCCCACCAGCGACGCCTGGTGCAGGCAATCCTGAACTACCCCGGCCACGTGATCGCCACGATGCGGTCTAAGACCGAGTGGACGACCGTTGACAACAACGGCAAGAAAACGCCACAGCGTGTCGGCCTCGCCCCCGAACAGGGCAAAGGCATTGAGTACGAGTTCGACCTGCTGATCGAGATCTCGACCGACCACATCGCCAACGTGATCAAAGACCGCACGGGCAAGTTCCAGGACAAGCTGATCGACAAGCCCGGCGAAGAGTTTGGCCAGCAGCTTGCTGCTTGGCTATCGGATGGGCTCCCGTCCCCTGTGGCGTCGGCGCCGACGCCTGCAACAACCGACGGGTTTGTCGGTACAGGGGGCGGCCAGCCTGTCAAGGAGCCCAAGCAGGAGAAGCCACTCTTCCACAGGATCGCCGACCACATCGCAGGAGCTACCTCCGTTCGTTCGCTAGGTGCGATTGGCAACCGCATCGACCAGCTGATGAGCGAGGGCCAGCTAACGAGTGATCAGCACCACGACCTGACTGAAGAGATTGGAAAGCGGCACAACCAGATCGATTCCTTGAAGCAGGAGATGAGCAATGCGATTTGACCGATTCAGCGACGAGAAGCCCGAGAAGATTGTCGAGGTTGTAGCAGACGGCGATCACGTCTGTGAGATCACCGGCGAGAAGGAGTGGACCAGCGAAGACGGTGCCCGAGAGGCCGTGATTGTGACGTTCGCGCCGATCACAGGGCACTCGGCTTTCGACAAGTGGTTTGATCCGAGCAGCGAGCGCGACCACAAGGCCGCGCAGCAGCTGCTCTGGGCCTTGGGCCTGGCGGGCGATGCCGACGTTGGTGCTGGCCATTTCAAAGGCAAGCGTGTCACTGTCACCACTAAGCGAGCCACTGACAAGTTGGGCTCGCCAAAAATGGACCCTTATACCGGCCTGCAAAAGCTGTGGATCAACGGCTTCACTCCGGCAACACAGGTTGAGGCAATGAGGGAAGACCCGCAGCGGAAGGTAAATGCAGAGAAGAAGCGGGAGACGATCAAGGTCGCCGGCTCCGACGACATTCCGTTCTGACGGTGGGCACGTTGCCCTGGTTCGATGGTTCCAAGGAGGGATCTATATGTCCGCAAGATTCATGGTGGCGATGACGCTCGCGTTGCTGCTGGGTAATTTGGCCCAGGCAGAGCAGGTGATCACGGTGACGACGATCGTGTCGGCCCAGCAGCAGGCCGACGAGAACGCCCGCACTGGGCGGATGGCCCATTGCCGATTCTTAAACGGGAAACGCGAGGGAGTGGGGTACTCCTCGAGCTCGGCGCAGCAGGCTGTGGAGTCGTGCTGCTTCTATCGGGACGCCCAGCGTGGCCGATACCGCATCGTCGAGCAGGGCGTGGCCCGCGGGCCTCGCGGGTGGTTTGCCGTGATCCGCTACGAGTGATCTATCGACCGGCCCGCCCTGGTCGTAGTGGCGTTTGCATCCGCCACATGGGTCGCCGAGCGGGAGTGGCGAGTAACCACCGCAGCTCGGGCCAGGAGGCCTTCCCTGGTGACCGAGCCGAACGCCCCACGTTACGGGGCCAATACACAAGGAGGTGTTACATGCCAGGAATACCGAGAGTTGATCCTCAGAGAATCAGGCAGTTGGCCGCGCAGGGCGTGTCGGCCCACGGCATTGCCGAGCGGATTGGCTGCTCGCGGGCTGTGGTTTACGCCACGCTGAAGATTAAGAGTGGGGGGGGCGTCAAGTGAGACCGCACTACATCACGCCGCCGATCGAAGAGGGGCTGCCGCTGTTCGGCGCAGCCCGTGCGTCAGACCCGGTGACGTCGCACCAGGCGGCAGCACAGGCCGGCGGGCTCGCGACACGGCACCAGAGGCAGATCCTCGCGGCGCTGCTCGACGGCCCGGCTGGGGCCAGCGGGATAGCGGCACGGTGTGGGCTGCTGCCGCATCAGATTGGCAAGCGGATCGCTGAGCTGGCCAAGGCTGGCCGGATCATTGAGACAGGGCGGACGGTGACGAGTGCGAGCGGTAGGGGCGAGCGGGAATGGAGGTGTGCGTGATGGCAACAGTTGTTGCGGTGTGGCCTAACAACACCATTAGCATCGTGCGGATGCCAAGCGGATTTAACATGATTGATCTGTTTAATGAGCTTGACGCAGAAGCCTCGCCTCTTGATTGCATCTGCTATCAGGTGTCGTCCGACCGCGACGGCATGCACATCACGTTTGATTGGAAGGTGACCAGCGACGGAAAGCCTGTAGTTCCGACATCCAAGAACGTCGGCATAGGAAAGATCTGTGGGCGGATTCAAAAACTTGATTGGCCAGACGACATATTCGAGCAATGGGCCAAATGGCTGGGCGACGCATGGAGCGAAGCCAAATGAGCCGTGAGCGTGGATTTAAGTTTGAGCGTGAGTTTGTAGCTCTTGCAAAGAGTCATGGATACAAATCGCGTCGCGTTGATGGCAGTAAAGCTCACGACGCTGTTGTTGGGTCAAAGCGAGTGCAGTGCAAAGACAAGTCTTTTGACGATAACGGGCGCGTTCGTATTGCACGCGGTCAACACAAATACAAACGAGGCGACTGGGACGTTCTGGCGTTGCGATGGAAAGGCGACCTGTACCTGATTCCAGAGCAGCTCCTACGGTCAACAGGGAGCACGCTATTGACCGTTATAAAGCCGCTTGCGTTTTGCAAGTGGGTTGACGCCTGGAATGTTTTTGACGGCGATCCGATTGTCAATGAGCAGCCGCTTCTGTTTGACGCTGAAGACATGGAGGCCAGGGATGGCCAGTGACTCGATCAGCCAACCACTCGCTGGGCCGTGGATGACTTGGGATGGCCCGTGGAAGGGCAGCAAGCCAGTCTGGCGTCAACGAGGCCGGGCTGTCCCCGACATTCCAGAAAGGCTCAAGGGCTGCGACATGAGAAAGCCGGTTGACCCAGAGACGTCGCAGAGGCTGTTTGATGAGTTTGCGTCCCTGATCGCGGGCGGCGGCCCAGACGACGAGAAGGACACACTCGGCCGGATCATGGATGCGATGGACGCTGTTCGCATTTCTCCGCCCCAGGCAGAGAAGCTCCTGAAGAAGCTGTTTCGCTCAATCGACGGAGGCCCAGGCATGTGCAGGATCGACAGGGAAGGAAATGTAATTCCAATGGAGGAGGCTATGGATGGCCAGTAGTTGGTTCCCAATGTTTGGCCGAGATTTTCTCGCGTCTACCCTTGGGTGGTCTGCCGAGGAGCGTGGCCACTACGTGACGCTGTTGATTGCCCAGTGGGAGCAGGACGGCCTCCCGGCCGATCCGAAGCGGCTCGAGCTCATCTCGCCGGGCGTTGGCAAGGTGTGGAAGCTGGTCGGCGAAAAATTCCCCCTGGGGGGGGGAGGCAAGCGTCGGAATGTCAGGCTGGAGCACGAGCGTCACCTGTCCCATGAACGGAGCGAGCGGGCTCGTCAGTCCGCCTCCGCCAGATGGTCCGGGAGGGGTTCCGAAGGGGCTCCGGCTGGGGGCTCCGGCGGGCCGGTCGCCAAGGAGGCCGATGTCGATAACTCGGCCGAAAACGACGATTCCGGATGCGATCGCATATGCGGTGGCATATGCGACGGCATATGCGATGGCACATGCTCGGGCGATGCTTCCATGTCCATGTCTTATTCACCTCCTCCTCCTCCCCCGCCTCCGTCGGGTTTGGATGAGGAATCAGGCAGGGCATGGGCACAGCTCCGAGGGGCCTGGAATGCCGTCTGGGGAGAGAAGCGGCAGTGGCGGTCGATTGAGCCTCCGCCGCACTTCCTGGCGAGGCTGGCGGAGCCAGGCTGGCTGGACGAGGCTCTGACGGCCATCCCGGAGATCAAGAAGGGAGCGTGCGCGGGGTTCAAAACTCCCCCTACCCTCTCGCAGTTCTGCGACAGGACCGATAAGGGCTCGTTTGTTTCCCGGATGCTCGGCGGCGAGTTCACCGACACGGCCCGCGCCGGTGGCAGGCACCAGGAGCAGATCAAGGCGAGCTGACAGGCCGCCATGTCAGAAACTTTCACAGAAAAACAGGGAGTGTCGCCAATGGACGAAAAACACAACACGTTGCTAGCACGTGGCGCCGACAACGACGTCGTGCGTCTGCGGTGGCGGATCAAGGTCCGCGAGAACGTCGTCGCGCGGCTGCAGGCTGAGAACGAGCGGCTGCGACTCACCGACGCGGAGCGGGAGGCGATTCTCACTGCTGCTGATCTGCTGATCGGAAGTAGGCCCGGCGCAACGCTCCGCAGCCTGCTAGCGAGGCTGTCATGAGCTCCACCCTCATCCTATGCGTCGGGTTTGTCTACCTCATGGTCGGCGTTGACCAGTTCCGTAAGGGCGATCCCGGCATGGCGCTGGCGTGGCTGGGCTACGCCCTGGCGAACTGCGGGTTGGCGTGGAATGCACGGTAGACGTCTGGAATTGAATCTGCACGATTGTCACTGTCTCAAGGAGGAGACGGATGGACATCGTGCTCGAGGTGCCAGGGCAGCCAGTGCCACAGCCGCGCGCCCGCGTTACAACGCGAGGGGGCCACGGCCACGCGTACACGCCGAAGAAGCACCGGATTCACACGTACCGTGAATCCGTCAAGCTCGTGGCCCGAGCGTCCGGCAAGAAGATGCCACGCGTCCCCACCGTGCTCTCGATCATTGCTGTGTTTGAGCGGCCCAAGTCGCACTGGCTAAAAAATGGCCTGAACCCAAAGGCGCGGCTCTGGCCTGTTGGAGACGGCGACAACATTCAGAAGGGCGTGGCCGATGCCCTCAAGGACTGCGGGTTCTTTCCTGACGACGACCAGGTCGTCGACTGGCATTGCCGAAAGCGCTACGCCGCAAGAGACGAGAAGGCCCGGACAATCATCACGATCCGAGAGGACGCGTGAATGCTGTGCCGCAAAAGATTCCTAACACCCGAGCAGGAGGCGGCTGTTCGCAAGACATACGCAAGAGGCGGCACGAGCTCGGAGATGGCGTTCGTTGCTGGCGTTTGTACATCGTTGATATACGCCAGGATGAAAGACCAGATCGCAGACCTACGGCGCGGCCAAGGCCGTGGCGGACGTCGTGGCCCGCCAGTCGATCCGACACCAGAAGAGATCGCAACCAGGAGGGCGGAGTGCGATCAGCGCCGCCTGTTGCTGATGCGTCCTAAGTTCCACGACAGACACAATCTCGATTGAATACAGCAATGCCAGACGCAATCCCACGTTGGAGACCACCGCACCAGCGCGGCATGAAGCCGCAGAAGGAGCGGGCGCATTACCTGTCGGCGGACTGGGTTGCAAAGCGTCAACGCATCCTTGTACGCGATGCGTTCACGTGCAGGACGTGCCACGAAGTGTGCTACGGCAAAGACGCGCACGTCGATCACATCCTGCCACTTGAAGACAACGGCACCGACGCTGATCTGAATCTTCAAGTGCTCTGCAGCTCGTGCCACGGGAGGAAGACAAGAGACGAACAACGACGCAAAGGGTTTGCGCGATGATCTACGTTGTCACGGGCCACATCTGCAGCGGCAAAAG